AAAAAAATGATTCGGAGGCACATCCTCCATGCTAAACTTAGTTAAACCGTGTAAAGATCCATTTGATCCTCTTTTATCAACTGTACCTGATATATCGTAGCTATCACAGCCAAAAGCTCCGCAGTGTTCATTACCTGGATATTTAAGTCCACCCTTTATTATCACACGATTTTGGAGATTTAAAGGTGGAATCCAGGAAACTCTGAATCTACCATTTTTATTTGGTACAAACATAACCTTTGTATCTTTAACCCCGTTCTCCCATTGAAAGCTACCTTGTGTAACTGATATTGAGTTTTTAAGATCTTCATTAAAATCTATTTGCTCGTATATTTTTGTTAAGTTAAATAAAGATTCTTTAGACTCATCTCTAAATGCGTGTTTAGTTGTACGCGGAAATTGTCTATAAAATTCATTTAAACCGTCCTGATCGCTTTTAAGACCTTCAACTTCATTGTTCCAATACTCTATTACTCCTTGTGTTATAGCGTCTCCAAAAGGACCTACTACTTCTTTTTTTGGTGTGTTGAATACAGGAAAGCCATAAGAATCAATGTAGCCTTCGTAGTTCCATTCCATAGGTATGAACAAAGAATATAATCCTGAGCGAGTCTGTCCATTGGCGTTTCTTTGTGTAACGTCTGAATCATTGTAAAGTTTTTTAAAGTTATCGCCTCCTTTGTCTAAAGCGTTAGATGTTGATCCCATCATACACTTACCTATAATTCTAGATCCAAGTCTTAGACAGGTTCTTGTTACCCTCCAGTTGTTTAATATATTCGTTGGTCTCTCCCACTTTCCACTTTCATCGTGTACTAGTAGCTTTAATTTTTCACCGTCATAAGAGTTGTCACCTGTGTTCTTCCAGTCGATCGTTGTGTCGAGACCTGTGATTTCCTGTAGCTTCTCGTTTGAATCGAGTTTACGCCTTGTAAACTTTGATGCTGGTACTCTGTACGCGAGTTCTGTCTTCGGCCTGTCCATACCGTCTTGTATTGGTTTGAAGAAGAAGGGATAGTTAACTGATATTGGGACAACTTTGTCAGTAAACATCTTCTTTGCATCGGGTCCAGATTTCGAGAGTATACCAAAGCGTGAATCTGTAGATATTGTTGCTTGGTTAACCGTTTCCCCACTTGCCATAAATGAAAAACCTGACCGTCTATTTTTAAGGTAGCACATGCCGTAGCAGCGCGGGTCGGCTTTACAAGCTTCCCAGAATATGTAGAATAGTCTATTTGATTCCCTAAAGTCTGGCTGCCCAACGTCAATTTTGCTCCACTGCAAGTACATATAGTTAGTACCAGTAATGTAAGTAGCCAAACCCTTATTATAGAACCAAAAGCCTTGTTCTCTTCTATTAAATTCTTCATCAATGTAATCATACCATTTTTCTTTAAAGTCCAAAGGGTATTCTTCCCAATCAAATACTGATTTGATTCTACTAAGCTCCTTTGGGTATTCAGTGTGCTTCCACCTGTCCTCTTCAAATGTATGTACATTTTCAGCTTTTGGCAAAGCTATTTTTAAATCTTGTATTTCATAAATATCACCTATCTCTCCGGTTTTACTTATAACAACCATATCGTGTTCCTGGTTGTAACCGTACTCCCACTTTTTATACCTGTTAGTTCTCTTTAAAACCTTAGGCTTTATGTGGTCTTTCAATACTTTATATAAAGTCTGCTCGTACATTATTTAGATCTCCCTTCTGCAAAGCCTCTAAAAGATTTCTCTTCTTTAACCTCCACTGGTTTTTCATTTAACATATTCTCTTCAGCTTCTATTCTATTTAGTATTTCAAACGCATCAAATATAGCTAGCTTTTTTGTAGCTGCAGCGTTTTTTAATCTATCTGCTGATATATCGTCATCTGAATCAACAATAGCTTCTTTAGCTACTTTGATTAACTCCTCCACTGCTCTCTGCCCAGCTTGGATTATATTCAACTTCGTTTCCTTGGTGTTCATATTTAATTACGATATCATTAGATTTCATACAGTATAATCTCTTGCCGTCAACTAAAAACTCCCATTCTCCATTCGGCGTGTAACCAACTAAGTCTCCTGAGTTGATTCCTAGCGCGTTTAAGGAGCTATTGTCATATTTTAATATACCAATAAGGCTTTTTTCTTTATCTAACGTTAAAGACTCTGTATCTTTTATAGGTGAAATAAAGCATCTGTCTCCAAAAGACTTCCACTTGTCACCTTTATTATATAAATAGATTTGATCTATAGCACAAAAATATAAATCATCTTTGAACCAAGATCTACTTTTCTTTTTTTCTCCTCTCATGTCATAGAATACTCTAAACACGTTTTGGTGTATAACAATTATATCACCAACATCAATACCAGTATTAAAAGCTTTAGGTATTTCTACTACTCTAGCTAATCTATTTACAAACTTGAAGTCTTCAATCTTTGTATTTAAAACTAACTCTTTATCACCTACTTTTACTTTGTTACTGTATTTTTCGCCTAATGGCTCTACTATAAAGTCGTATAAACTTTTCAATACTCTAAGTCATATTCAACGGATATTGCCATGTTAGAGTTAAACTTCTTCCATGGCATTACCTCGTTGTTTTTCTTAATGTGAATATTGTAAGAGTTATCAGATTCGTCAAGAAGTATATGTGAGATCTCGTGACCACCATAAACTTGTTGACCTACAGAATAATGCATCGCATCATTTTTATAGTCAGAACCAATACTTATTTTTCTTACAATAGATGACATTTTAAGCTTTTTTAAGATTAGACTCATCTTTTTTAACTTCAGTATATTCTCCAGTTGCTAGGTCAATATCAATCGCTCCATACTCTTTTTCGAGTTCAGCTTTTAAATCTTCCACAACTTTATTAGCGTCTGCTACTTGATGTAATAGACTGTGTTTTTGAGATTCTAAAATACCTATTTGATTAACAATCGTCATTAATTCTTTTTGACCTTTGTTAATGTCTTCTAATTGTTTGTCTGTAATTTTTGCCATTTTATTTAATTTGATTTAATTATTTATATTTATATAGTTACTTGTTTTTTTGTAGTTTACACTATTCACAGTATCTTTGATAACTCCAAGCGGTTCCGCTAGGACCTGTTACTCTAATGTTTACAAAAACTCCATTTTGATAATCTGCAGCTGTATAAACCCACCATACTAGTTGCTGGTATGGAGAAACTAGAGGATTAGCTATACCTGTCTCAGTCGTATAAGCACTAGCTCTAGTTGGAACAGGGTCTTTATTAGTTCCTATAAATTGATCTACAGTATTTGTTTGAACTACAGTTGGTATCACGTTACCAGTAGAAATAGTTCCATACACATTATCAAAAGGACCGGCGTTGATAGTAGTCATACCAGATGTAGCTACTTTAGTTCCTGTTGTTGGATTTCCGTGATATATTTCTAGTTTATCAGGAACACCTTGTGGGTCAAACATTATAGTTATAACGCCTCCAGCTGGATCTAACGCTATAGTATCATCTGTTATTCCTGGACCTCCAGATGTGGTTACTTCGTTACAAGCAACACCTGAGGCGCCACCGCACCCACACCAGTCTATTCCTAAGCTTGTACCTAAAGCCATATTACTTTATAGCTATAATATCAGCAGCTGTAGTTCCTGTAGCTAACACATAGTCAACTATAACAGGTAGAAAACAACCGTTTGATAGGTTTTTAAAAGTAACGGCTTCACCAGCTGTAGGTAGTCCAGATCCTGAAGATCCTACTACACCTGCTAATATAACAGTTACATCTCCACCGCTTCCAATAAATAAAGCCGAAGAGTTTAAGTTTGTAGCCGAGCTTATAGTATCGCTAGCTGTTACATCTGAAGCAAAAGTTCCGAAGTCCGGTTGATTTGCATATTGTCCCATATTTTTTTATTTGTTATTTGTTATTGATTTTGCTTTTTCCCAAGTACGACCTACAAAATAAGCTCCGTAGACTGTAACTAAAAGTGTTTGAAAAATTGGTATATATTCTTCAGCTATAATAAACTCACCAACATTACCGTCAAAAAACGCGCAAACAGTAAATATAACAGTTAGATATATTAATACCATTGGGCGTATGTTTTTAGATAAAAAAGAATCAGACCTCATATCTGCTTCCCAACGCTTGCTAACTTCTTCTTGAGCTTTGCTATCTGCGTCTTCTAGTATCTGTTGTATTTGTTTCTTTACTTCTAACCTTTCTTCTTCGGTTGTAGTAAGCTTATCGATGACGTTACCAACTTCTTTGATAACGCCACCTGATAGCCATTGAATTATTTTTTTCACGAGTTTTTCTTCTTTTTCCTTTCAGCTCTTTTCGCTAGTATATCAGCTTTTGCTTTAGCAGATATATCCGCGGCCGCTTGCTTCCTTCCCTTAGCCAAGTCTTCTTTTACAGTTGTTTCTGAAGCTAAACCTCTTGATTTACCTTTTTGTAATACATCAAAAGTTTTACCACTTTCTCTAATACCTTCTAGTTTTACATATCTATTTGTATCTAAAATATCTCCCGCTTGATCTGCATCAAAAACATATCCAGTACTACCATGAGCGGATTGTCCCCCGTAAGAAGTACCTTTTTCTGAAGTGTATTTGAATTTTTTAACTGGATCAAGTCTTTCTTGTAGTTTGGCTTCGTTTATTTTAAGATCTGAAGAAGGAGTCATTGAAGGTTGCTTTATTCCGCTAGAAGAAATGGTTCTAGTGCTAGTCATATTTCTTTTCCATTTAGCGTCTTGAATGTCTTTTTCTTTTTGAGACTTAGCCTCGTAAGCTCTATCGCCTTCTTTTGTTCTTACAACAGGTTGAGTTGTTTTAACTGTAGTGGTATGACCTTTGAATATATCTCCAGTTTTAGATACTTCAACGGTTGGTCTACCTTCCTTTTTCTCGCCAGGTTTAAGCGTGTTTTCTAGAGTAGGATCTATATAAAGTGGACTTCTTCCAGACCCTCCCAAATGTAATGGTGATCCTGCCGCAATTGAATGTTTGTTTGTAAATGGTTTCATTTTTTTTTATTCTTTAATTGGTGTTTCTATTACGTATTTAGCGCCAGGAAATTTATAATCATATCCTGGGTACATTATTTTTGTATATCCTCGATCATCAGTACCTAGCACTTTAAACTCGACTCCTTTCATTGTTATATTGCCTCCCTGTATAATGTTTTGAGGCTTGTTAACATCAGGGCTGTTTCTTAAATAACCTGTCTTAGATGTCTTCATTATGATCTTTTATAAGCCTCAGCTTCCCAAGGCAAGTTTTTAGCACCTTCTTTCATTTGTGCTCGTGAATATTTTTTACCTTTCCAATATACGTATTTATCGTCGTAATCTAAATCACCTCTGTCCATTTGTTCTAAATGAATTTTTTCGTGAGCAACTACATCTTCTACTTGATCCGGATGTAAATCTTTATTTATGGTTATAGAACCATTGTTATTAGCTTT